ATCATCTTACTTTCAACGTAATCATAAATCTCCTCAAATGTTACAGGATAAGGCAACTGCTTAACCTCGTAATAATTAATCATCCCGGCATAGATGATTTTAGCCATTTGCAAAGAACTATAATAAGAAAGGCCGTTATTTTTATCGGCCTCTCCTAAGAATATCTCTACTGAAAGCATCCCGAAACGGAGGCTTACTTCTTTATTGTTTATATTCATATTATGGAATTATGTCAATAGATCCGGTCAACTGAAATGACGCAGTAAATGTAACCGCACCTTCTGCTGGCGAAGTTATGCCAAATTCAGTCATATAACCAGTCCCTTGAACATAAAAATTAGTTCCGCCACCTTCAGGATCTTCATACTTAATGTCAAGCAATGTATTCCCCTGAAACCATCCAAGCATATTTTCTACACTTACCTGACCTGCGGATGGAGAAGTTTCAGCAACACCTTCAACAGCAAAAGTAATTGTTGGTGCAGATACGCTTGTTATTGTATTACATTTTGTTACGGCTGTAGTTACAGATGCAGAACCTGAGAGGCTTGATGTAGTTTCACAAACTACATTCAAATAATCTCCTGTTGTACCATTTTGCCTAATTTGTAAACTAACAGATGTTCCTTGAATTTGTCCCATTTTATTTTTCTATTATTAATTGTGTAAACCTTGTTAACCGTCTAACTATCTTTTTTGTGCCTGTGTCAAGTATCGGGATGTGCTGTGTTCCCACTTTCCTTACATCCACAATCTGAAAATCTGCATTGCCTGATAATGACGTATTGCCTACCGAAGGTATAATCACATTTAAAACCTTTGCAGTAATACTGTCAACTATAGTTTTTACTAGTTCAACCCTAAAATTATTTTGACTTACCACATCAATTAACACCTCAACATCATTCATAAATTTCCCTTTATTTGGGAAATCAGCATCTGTAATGGTTGAAATCAAAATGTAATAATCGCCCCCTGTTTCATCCGCTTCTTCATCATAAACAGGTATCGTTGAGCCATTGTAAGTAATAGCCCCATCCAATGCGTTAAAATATGCGTTCTTTATAAAGTTAATTTGGTCTTTCATATTTTAGATATAACTTTTGCAATTCTGACTAATAATGACCTTCTTTTTTTTAAATACGGATCAAAAAAATATGGCCTTGGTTTTATGCCATTTCTTAAAATGCTATCTGCTATTCTTTGAGCTGTTTCTATTAGTCTTTCTTTATCAGCTTTAGAATTTAACGCTTTTCTAGTTTTTACACTATATCTTGCAGCAATGCCTTTCCGTTTTACCCAATCTAAAATATTATTTAAAAAATCATAATAATCTCCACGTTTTTGACCTTTAAATTGAATAGCATAATCATTTAACTCAGCAGGAACCTTTACCTTAGCACCTGTGCCAAACTCAATAAATGGAGCGTAATAAACATTACTAATTAACTCTACACCTTCTGTATTATAAACAGCTTTTGTGTTTTGCTGCAACGCGCCTAAATCTTGTATATTTTGTTGACTAATATTTGCTAATTGTGCGTTGTTTACTTCACTTCCCCACGCTTGTATTTCGCCAACAACTTCTTCCTGAACATCTTTTGGTAGTGCTTTTATACGTGCCTTAAGCTTTTCCAAACCTTCTACTTTAAAAGTAAATTGAGCCATTTATGCTATATCTTGTGAAGTTGCCACAATTCGCCAATATTTGCCTTCCGGGTTGTTTTGCAATTGGCTTGCAAACTTATTCTCTGCCCTTACCCTATCCACACGCTCAATGCTTTGAATTGAATAAAACCTGTTGCTATATTCAACCATACACCTAATGTCAATCAGCAAAGCAGAATCATAACGGATTAAAAACTCATAGGATGTTTTGTAATTGGCTTTGCCAGCATCAAAACCCCTAGACTGACTGATTGTGTTTATTTGCGCCCAAACATTAGCAAGTTCATCACTTGTCACATCAGGGCCATCCACACCAATAGACTGCCCAACAACTACAATCTTTACCTTTCTTGCAACACCTATACCCATGTCAAAACCTTTAAAGTTTTAGCATTACTCATTAATTCTGTAGGCATTTCATCCGTATCATCGCCCCTGTTTTCGTACATCCACAATAAAACGCGTTTTAAGTCGGTTTTAAGGCTTAAATCTATATTTGCAGTAGTTGTGTAGGTAATTTCATAAGTGCCTGTAAATTGCGGCCTAAATTGCTTATCATTATATCCTATAACCTGATATTCATCAGGATCTAATGTTTCCCACTCATTAACCCCTGTATCTACCGTTTGACCGTCCAAATATTTGACCGCCGATATTTGAGAAATCGGCGCATAAGGTAACATAAAATTATGATCGACATATCCGGTTAATGTTATTGACTTAGTTACTAATGATCGTAATGTATAAGCTTCAATTCGCTTTCTTGCAACAGTAATAAGATCAGTTATTACATCATCATCATCTTCTGTAGTCACCCTTAACCATTCTTTTGCCGTTTCAAGGCTTACAGGCTCAGAGCCATCAATAATCTTTATTTCGTAAATGTTGTTCATTTTAGTAAAATTAAAATATAGTTGACCGCGATGTTTTTAATTTGTCAACTAAAAAAAGGTACATTTGCAATATCAATAGTTTAGGTTTAAGTTTGTGTTTATCCCCACTTGTTTCTACAGGTGGGTTTTTTATTTACAGATAAATTGCTCAAGTTCTTCCCATTTAGGGGAATGTTGTTTTGCACGTTTTAACCCCTTAGTTGACCATTTTTTGTAATATGTTGCATCTGTCATTAACTTATTAATCTCTTCTGCCCATTTTTCAATATCCTTTCTATTAATGCAAATGCCTGCATCAGCTACATTCTCAAGTAAGCCAGGTGTGGGATTATATATTAAAGGTATGCCGTTTATCATTGCTTCCCCGGCAACCATACCCCAGCTCTCGTAATGGCTAGGGACTAATAAAATCTTTGTCTTTTTATATACCTCCCTAATATCAGGTGTATTTGGTATTATTTTGACATTTGGTAAATTTTCTATATGCTGCCCATCATAACTCCCTTTTACACCTAAAAATTTATATTGTGGCAGCCTTTTAGCCAAAGCATAAAAATAAAGACTGCCCTTATTGTGATTGAGATTTATTAATGTAATATACTCTCTCTCCTTATCATCTGTTTTAACCCAGTCATTCATTGGAGGAGGGAATACAATACTAGGCCATTTGTAATTCAATGATTTTTTACACCATTCTGAGTTATAGATAACTTTTACAGGTATTGGCGAATCCATTACCGATGGGTATGGTGTATCATTGTGTACAATATGCACAAACGGTTTATTATACCTAACACATGCGTGACTTGTCCATTTATTGTAATCTAAATGCGAAATCACCACATCTGCCCAATTAAAAAGCCTGTCTATTATGTACTCATCAGGAGGGAAAACATCCACACCCTCATACTCGTACATCTCAGTTATTTTATACTGATTAGCTTGGTGAAGAAGTATTTTAATGTCATGCCCCTGGCTTTTTAAATGTCTATTTATATTTCTTGCCATTGCCTCAGCTCCGCTGCCATGTCTAGGGAAATAAAGATGTATTGACCATAAGATGTTCATATAACAATCCATTTTTGATTATAAATATCTTTTGCCGATATGTCAACGTGCGGCCCAAACCAACGCTCAGGAGCAATAACAATCTTTTCGGAATGATCTGCTAATAAAGCCGCCATTGCAGAAAAACTACTATTTGCTATTATAAAATGTTTGCACCTTTTCATTAGCCTAAAATCTTCTATGTAATTACCTGATAAGTATAAAGCATCAATGCCTAACCTTTCTTTTGCAAATTCTATATCATCACTAAAGACTATGTATTTTGTGTCTTTTGGCATTAGTTTAATAGCTTCCTGATAATATTCTTTTGAGCATCTAGGATGATACGCATTTGGATCATCAATATAATCACCTGCCCTCACATGAATAGCACAAAATTCATTCTGATGAGGCTCGTTAACCATTGTAAAATAATGCCTTATTTCATCAATGCAATGCTCAAAAAATGCAGGGCTTTGTAGATGCGCATTAATTGACCAGTCGCCTTTATTTAATTTTACATCCTTATATCCCCAAAAGTAACCGTATTCCTGCCATATCCTGCCATCCGGTATAATAGGCAATTTGTTTACAAAAAACCTATCCATTGTATCTGCAAAACCGCCAAATAAAGCATTATCTTTATTTACCCATTTAGGAAACCCAAAATCTATATTGTTAGCCCTCGCAATACCTATCACCCCGGCAATAGTCCATAACTGATTTCCAAACCTACCTAATCCACCATTTGCTATGCTTAAAGATGTAACCATATACCGTATGCGCATTTAGCTTGGTGAAAATTAGGTTTACTGCCATCATATAATTTAGCCTCAGGAAAATGATTTTTATACCATTCAAATGTAAAAGTATGAGGATGATAAATCTCAATCGGCCAATCTATTGGTTCAAAAAAACGTATAATATGAGCCGATTCTTTACATTTTTTTATAAATAAATCAGGATCGATAACGTGTTGCATTACATTTAATAACCATATCTCATCACATTTAGGCAATACAATATCCTCAACAGCTTTATTGATAATTTCTAAATTATATTCTTTTGCTATTTCTTTTAATATATCAGATGGCAATGGCTCAATTAATAATCCTTTACCAAATTTAACCCATTGCAAAGCAGGAAAATCAGCACATCCAATCTCAATAATAAAAGCATTCGAATCATTAATATCTAAATACTTGAAATAATTGTAATAAGTATTTTTGTAATGTTCTTGCCCTTGTTTTCTGTCAAATTTATGGCATATCCTTTCAGCTATTTGCGCTTTCTGCCATCGTTCTATTGATATTCTTGCTACCATTCGTTATTTCGTTTTCTGTGATGATGAAATATT